ACCCGAACACCGGCAAGCCGGCGGTCGACGCACAGGGCGCCGTGCTCTCGCAGCCGATGCGGAAGAAGGACATCGCAGCGGCCATCGACAAGCAGGCGCGCGAGGCCGCGGAAGCGATGGAGCGGGAGATCGACGACCAGCTGACGGAGTGCGACTACCAGGGCGAGCTTCGCAAGATGCTGCACGACGCCGCACGACTCGGCACCGGCGTGATGAAGGGCCCGCTCGTCACGAACCGAACGCGCAAAGCCTGGATGCCGACGCAGACCAGCGACAGCAAGACGATTCACGCGCTGGTCATCGTGAAGGACTCCAGTCCGGCGAGCTTCCGAGTGGACCCGCGCAACGTGGTCCCAGACCCCTCGTGCGGCGACGACATTCAGAAGGGGCGCGGCGTGTTCGAGCGGGAGCTGATGACCCGCCGCGCGGTGCAAGACCTCGCGAAGCAGGAGAACTACCTGCTCCCAGCGCTGCGGCAAGTGCTGCTCACGCCGCCAACGCGTGTCAAAGCACTGGAGCTGCTCACTGACAGAGCCCGGACCGATCTTGGTTCGGAGGACCAGTACGAGGCCTGGCGCTACGTCGGCGACCTCGACATCGCGGACCTGCGCGCGGCCGGCGTGGAGGGACTCCCGAAGTCCGAGGACGAAGACCCGCTGACCGTGATCAGCGGGTGCGTGGTCATGATCAACGGCCTTGTCGTCAAGGCGTACCTGAATCCGCTGGAGACCGGCGATCTGCCATACGACTTCTACCCTTGGGAGAAGGTCAGCGACAGCGTGTGGGGGTACGGGGTGCCGTATCTCATGCGCGCCCAGCAGCGCGTGCTGAACGCAGCCTGGCGCCAGATGATGGACAACGCAGGCGTGTCCAGCGGGTCCATGGTGGTGATGCGCCGGAAGGGCATCGAGCCAGCTGACGGGTTGTACGAGATCGCATCGCGCAAAATCTGGTTCGCCGAAGACGACGTGATCGACGTTGAGAAGGCGTTCCAGCTGGTCGATGTGCCGATGCACCAGGCGGAACTGCAAGCCATCATCCAGATGGCGCAAGACCTCGCGGACAAAGAGACCGGCAGCCCACAGTTGACGCAGGGCGAGCAAGGCAGCGCTCCGGATACCGTGGGCGGTATGCAACTGCTCATGAACAACGCCAACGTGGTGCTGCGCCGACTGGTGAAGCAGTTCGACGACTATGTGACGAAGAAGCACATTCGCCGGTACTACGACTTCAACATGGCTTACAACGAAAAGCCAGAGATCAAAGGCGACTTCATGATCCAGGCGCGCGGCAGCAGCGCGCTGCTGGTGCGTGACGCGCAGAACACCGCGCTTACAAACCTACTCCAGCTGGCACAGTCGCCGGCCCTCGCGCCGATCACCAAGATGCGTGAGCTCTTCGTGAAAGTGCTTGAAGGGCAGCACCTCCACGCCGACGACATCGTCAAGAGCGAGGAGCAACTCAAGACCGAGGCCGAGATCGCAGCGAAGAACCCGCCGCAAGACCCGCGGATGATCATGGCCCAGGCCAAGCTCGACGAGGTGAAGATCAAGGAGGCTGGAGACGCGTCCGAGATCGAGTTGCGCCGCGACATCGCGAACCAGAACCATGCTGCGCAGTTGCTCAGGCTGCGAGAGGAGAAAGACATCGCAATGCTCACCTTGGCGAACACGTTGAAGATTTCGATCAATGATGTCAAGGCGCAGCTCGCAGCGACCGCGATCAACGATCGCACGAAGAAGGAGCTGTTCGCGGCCGAGGCAGCGCTCAAGCTGAACCCAGCCAACAAGACAGACGAGGGGATCTGATGACAGCCGCCACGATGACCGCGCCGCCGGTCAAGCCGCCGAGCGTACATACGACCAGCGCGCCGCTCTGGCGCAACTGGCCCGCCATCCTGGTGTCATGCGGTACAACGCTCGTCACGGCCTCGAAGTGGGAGGAAGCCTTTCGGGAACAGGTCACTCCCGAAACTCTGGGAGAGGGCAGCCTGGCGCATTTCCTCGGCCAGTGCCTGCACGAAACCGGCATGTTCCTGCGGTTACAGGAAGACCTGAGCTACAGCACCGCCGCGCGACTCATAGCGGTGTGGCCGCGCCGGTTCCCGGACGTCGCCTCGACAGCTGGGCTTCTGATGAACCCGCGCGCGCTGGCAGAGCGCGTGTACACCGGGCGCATGGGAAACGACCTACCCGGCGACGGCTTCAAGTACCGGGGCCGTGGGTTCCCGATGATCACGGGCAAGGACAACTACGAAGCCCTGCAGATCGAGACAGGGGAGCCGCTGGTCGACTTCCCAGAACTCTTGCTCACCCCGTCTGTCGCGCTGAGATGCGGGCTGGTGTGGTGGAAAAGCAACGTCAGTGATACAATGAAAAGTATAGAGGCCGTCACGCAGCGCGTGAACAACGGCCAGCTGGAAATCGAAAAACGCCGGGCGTTGACAGCGACGGCGCAGCGAGCGTTGCTCGCCAACCCCTGGAAATAGGAGCCGATCATGGCCATCGTGGACATTTCTGAGTACGCGCGTCTCGCATACGACGCCAGCAACAACGTGGTCCAGACCGGCGCTGAGCCGGCGCGGGCCTACCAGCAGGTCGCGATCGCCGCGGGCTCGACTCAGTCGGCGGCGTTTGACACGGCGACGCGTTTCGTACGGGTGCACACTGATGCGATCGTGCGGATCCTGTTCGGGGTGAACCCGACCGCAGCCGCCGGCACGAGCATGCGCATGGCAGCCGGCGCGACCGAGTTCTTCGGGGTCACCCCTGGGCAGAAGCTCGCCACCATCACCTCGACTTGAAGGACGCGCCATGATCAGTGCAATGAACATCAATCCGGCCGTGCTCGACCAGGCGGTCGGGCTCCTGGACCTGATCGCCCTGGTGCGCGATCCCGGCGCTTCGAAGGCCATGCTCGAGGACTTCGTGAAGCAGCGCAAGGTCGCCGAGGCAGCGCTGAAGGACGCGAACGCGAAGAAAGCCGAGATCGACAAGGCCTTCGACGAGCTGACCGAGTGGCGCCGGAAGGGCGTGTCGGAGCACGAGGCTGTCAACGCCTCGCGGGAGGCCTGCGCGCGCGAGCAGCAGAAGCTCAGCGACGCCCGCGACGACGTGGAGCGCGGTCGCGAGGAGATCAAACAGCACCAGATCAGCGTTGAGCAGGCACGGTCCGCCATGGCCAGTGAGCGCGAGGCGGTCGTCAAGCAGCGCGCTTCGATGGCCGCGGATTTTGCGCAACAACGTGAGCAAATTCACGCGGAGCAAGTCGCGCTGGACGTGCGCGCCGCGGAGGTGGAGGCCAAAGACGCGGTGCTGACCGAGCGCCTGGCCAAGTTGCGCGCGCTGGCCGGCGAGTAATACATGGCAGTCCAGTTCAGCGACGCGGTTCGCAACGCGGAGCTCGACTCGATCGAGGTGACGGTTGGTACGTCTGCCGTGCTCAAGCTGCGCACCGGCGCGCAGCCAGCCAACGTCGCGGCGGCCGATAGCGGCACCGTCGTCGCGACACTGGCCCTGCCCGCCGACTGGATGAGCGCGGCGGCGGCCGGCGTGAAGTCGAAGCTCGGGACGTGGGAAGACGCCTCGGCTGACAACGCCGGCACGATCGCGCACTGGCGGCTCTACCAGTCGAACGGCACGACGGCGCATGCGCAGGGGACGGCCGGTACCTCGGGTACGGACTTGATCCTCGACAACAACGTCGTTCTGGCTGGACAGGACATCCTCATCACAGCCTGGGCGTTCACATGCGGCAACCCATGAACTATCTCATTCCTCTGGTTCTCGTCGTGGCGGCTACTTTCGCGCAGGCCGAAGTGGTTGGAACGCTCCTGAACCTCGACAAGACGCTTCTGGTGGAACTGCACGATGAGCAGGGCGACTGCGCGGAGGGCTTGGCCCGTTTGCAGATCCTCCGCAGCGATACCCGAGAGCCAGTAGCGCAGGGTTGCTGGGTCAAGGTGGACGAGCGCGTCGGGATCATTCTGAACGGCGAAGCCGCGGTGAGCGTCCTGCCCTCCAAACTTTTCAAGTGGGCCCGCACGTGAACCTGCAGGTCAAACTCGGGTACGCGAAGCAGCACGTCGAGTCCATCGCGCGGCATGATGACGAGCCGTTCGCGGTGCGCCAGGCCGCGCTGCAGCATCTGGTCGCGGTGATCGTGTACGAGTCGACCCGGGCAGAGGCGCGCGAAGAGGCGGTCAAGGCCGCGAAGATCGCTGACCTAGAGAAGGCCTGAGCATGGCGACAGGGCAAGGCACCGTAACCATCGACTTCGGCGTGTTCCCTGGGGCCCAGGAAGCGAGCGTCGACTTCGCAGACGTGACCGTCGGAGTTGCGAGCAAAGTCGAGCCCTATGTCATGGCGGACGGTGCGGCGGGGACGCACACCGCCAACGACCACAGGTATCTGCCGCTCCTGGCGGTGTTCACCGGGCTCCCCTCAGCTGGCGTCGGCGGCACCATTTACGGCCGGTCACTGCAGACGATGATCGGGCTTTACCAACTCCGCTACGTTTGGGCAGACTGACATGGCTTTCGAATCACTCATCCTCGACGCGCGCGGCAACCCCTTCCAGGGGGCTCTCGATGGCATCGGGGGCGAAACCTTCACCGACGCCAGAACCTCAAATTTCAGTCTTGGGGCGGTGAACGCGGAGGTCGTTATCGACCTGCACGGGAAAGCGACGTTCGTGTTCGACGCGCGCACCGGCGCGGCGTCGCTCACCTACCTATGCGAGGGCTCGGTCGACGGCACGAACTACATGGCGCTGCCTATGTTCGCCAACTTCCAGCTGTTGGTCGCGGTGGCCCTCGCGGAGGAGTATGTGCCCTCCGTGGTGATCGCCACGACGCACTCCGGAGTCTATTCAGTCAACTGCGCTGGCTTCAGACGCCTTCGCGTCCGGGTCTCCGCGTATACGTCGGGGGCGGTGACGATCGCGCCGCGCGCCTCCGCTTCGGATTTCCTCATCTACAGCCGCCCGCTGCCCGCGACCAAGCACGTCACGGTGACGGCCGCCGCGAACGCGGGCGCGACGATCACGCTGCCTGCGGCCGGTGTGGGGCTGTTCCACTACATCACGTACCTGGAGTGCACGCGCAACGCCACTGCGGCCCTCGCCGGCACGGCGACGCTCATTGTCACCAGCACGAATCTTCCAGGCTCCCCAGCCTGGAGTAACGGGAACGCGATGGCCGCGGGCGGCACTGTCACCGACGTGTTCATCAACGGGGCGAACCCGCTCAAGAGTTCGGCGGCCAACACGAATACGACCATCGTCATGCCCGCAGCTGGCGCGGCGGTGCTCAATCGGGGCAATTGCAGCTACTACGTAGGGGCGTGAAATGTCAATTTCAGGGTATTTGATCGCGTTGGAATTCAACGCAATGACCGTAATGCCGGACCAGGTAACCCCGGGCGGACAGTGGACGTGGAGGTTGAGCCGGGTCATCGACGGCGTGCAAAGCGGTTTCTTGTACGTCCCGCTTGCGGCGTACACCGAAACCGAGTTGATGGCGCTGGCTCAAGAGCAGGCGGTGATCGAGGCGAACACGGCGACAAACAATGTCGAAGCGTTCGTTCTTTCCGACGTGCGTGGCGGGTGGCTCTGATGGCTCGCCCCCTGGCCAAGGTGTACGCGCGGACCTTTAGCTACTCCGGGAGTGCTACGCAGACAGCTGGAGCGCTGAAGATCGTCGTCGAGTGGCGCTTGCTATGCGCGCCGTTTGAAAGTGGGAAGCTCCCGGTGACGATCGATCGGATCACAACGGACAATCAGCTCACAGAAGACCTGCGAAGCGCGCTTTGCGCGTACTTGTCGAGCCAATACTCCCCAGCGGTCTTCCAAGCGCAGGACGTCGTCGGCTACTCGGCGTAGGAGTACGCCATCTCTCTATTACTGGCGCTGACGGCCGGCGGCGGGCCCCCGGTAATCCAGGGCACGCTTGCCAAGACGCTCGGCGACGTCACCATGGCGGCGACGGCGCAGGCGATCGTCAAAGGCGCGCTGGCCGTCACGCTGGCAGACGTCACCATGGCGGCGACGGCGCAGGCGATCGTCAAAGGCGCGCTGGCCGTGACGCTCGGAGACGCCGTCCTGGCCGCGGCAGCCCAGGCGATCGTCAAAGGCGCGCTGGCCGTGACGCTCGGAGACGCCGTCCTGGCCGCGGCAGCCCAGGCGCTCGTCAAAGGCGCGCTGGCCGTCACGCTCAACGACGTCACGCTATCTGCAACGGGCTCGAACGTGTCGAACCCAGGCAACGCGGCCCCAGCCCCACTCAAGCAACGGATTCTGTCAGTTGGGCAACTTTTGAACGGATGACGCGATGAACGACCACCCCGCAGTGAAGGCCCTCACAGAGTCGATACCGGCCGCCGTCGTGGTCGGCGCGCAGATCTTCGATCTCACGCTTCCCGATTGGGCGGCCATCTTCGGCATGGTGTTCATCGTGGTCCAGGTGGTGTACCTTATTTGGAAGTGGCGCAAAGAGGCGAAGCACCCATGAGCCTGGCTGTTGTGAAAAAACGACAAATGTGGTACAATACCCCATGATCGCCGAGGGGCCAACAACGCTCCCGGTCATCGACTGGACTTCCCCGATTCCTTGGTCTCAGCTGCACAAGCACCTGATGTACCGCCTGGAAAGCGCGCGTAGAAGCCTCGAGTCGACGGACCTGACGGAAGCGCAGACCAACGCGTACCGCGGCGATATTCGGACCCTAAAAAGTTTACTCGACCTGCCAATCGCGGCGGCTCGAAAAGCGACGATTATGCAGCAGCAACACACTGCTCCGTGATCACATTCTTGAAATGGTCCAGGAGTTGAATCTTGCCAATCGAAGGAACGGAAGCCGTCGGCCTCGACACCCCAGTTGAGATGACCGCGGAACAGGCGCAAACCGCCTGGAACGAAGTTGCCGCCGAACGCGCGGACCCCCTCAAAGCACCAGTTACAGCTGATCCGGAACTGACCCCGGTAGCGGCCGCCACTGAAGATGCTGCGCCCAAGGATCCAATCCAAGTGCGCCTTGAGGCCCAGGACGCGTTGATCAAGAGTCTCTCTGACGACCTGAAGAAAGCCTCAGGCCGGGTATCGAAGATCCAAAGCGAACTGGACTCCGGACGCGCCGCAGCGAAAGCTGTCAAGGACGCGCCCTCAGTAGCCCAGCAAGCCGCGGCAGCGATTGACCCCGCCAAGTGGACGGCCCTCAAGGAAGAGTACCCTGAGTGGACGGACGCGATGGACAGCCGCATCAGCGAGCGTTTGGCCGCAGCGCAAGCCCAACAAGAAGCCGCACCAAAGTCGGTCGACGTTGACGCCAAGTTTCGCGAACGTGAGATGCAGCGCGTCACGCGCAAGCACAAAGACTTCTCGGACGTGATCCGGTCGGGAGACTTCGTGACCTGGCGCAAGACGCAGCCCGCCGAAGTGAACGCTCTTGGCGCCAGCGAACTGGCCGAAGACGCGATCGAACTGGTGGACCTGTTCAAAGCATCCAAGGCCGCGCCCGCTGATGCTGATGCGCTTCAAGCTGCCCGCGCGCAACGCCTCAAAGCCGCCGCCGGGCCTGCACCAAGATCGACGCAAGCCGCCAAATCTGGTGGCGAGCTCACCCCTCAAGAAATCTGGGCCCAAGAAGCCGCTGAACGCGCAAAACGCAAAGCAGCGTAGGGCCTGACCCCACGGAGTCACCATGACCATCCAGAACTATTCCCTCGTTGCTGCCCGCAACCTGATCCGCGCCGCGCAGGACATGCTCGAGCATGCGGAGCCGATCACCGTTCTCGGCGACTTCGGCACGCAGCGCGAGATGCCGCAGAACCAGACGGACACCCTGGTGTTCCGTCGCACGCTGCCGTTCGGCGCCACTGCTGCCGGTACCACGATTGAAGGTTCGGTCCGCTACAGCGGCACGCCGGTGATCGCGCCGACCAGCTTCGTGCTGGCCGAGGGCACCACGCCAAACGCGAACACGATCAGTTTCACCGACATCACGGTGACGCTGCAGAACTACGGCATCCTCTACAAGTACAGCTCGAAGGTTGAGCTCATGTACGAGGACGACATCCCCGCCGAACTGGTCAAGCAGACCGGCGAGACGATGGCCGAAATTCTGGAACTCGTGCGCTACGGGGTCTTGAAGGCCGGCTCGACGGTGATCTACGCCAACGGCACGACCCGCGTTGGCATCAACACCACGCTGACGATCAGCACCCTGCGCAAGGCCGCACGGACGCTGGAGTCGAACCGCGCCAAGCGCGTGACCAGCCGCATCGCTGCGGGCGTGAACTACGGTGTCCGCGCGGTTCAGCCGTCGTACCTGGTTTTCGGTCACACGGACGTGTCGGCGGACTTCCGCAACATCGCGGGCTTCCTCAAGGTCGAAGAATACGGTTCGTTCAAGCCGGTGCACGATCGCGAGATTGGTGCCGCGGAGCAGTTCCGCTTCATCGACAGCCCGCTGTTCGCGCCGTTCCTGGCCGGTGGCGCTGCGGTCGGCTCGACGGGTCTCCTGTCGGTCGGCGCGGCCAACATCGACGTCTACCCGG